TGTTAATTGAAATGAATTTCGACCCATATTCAAGTGTCATATCTGATGACATTGCAGCGTCGCTTAACGACGCTAAAAAGCGAGTGCTGGCCAAATTCAACAACAGTGCGTGGAAATTAAGATACTACCTGAATCAAACAGATTACGATATATTGAAGAACCTGATGCATCCCAGGCCCATATCGTATGATAATACCACGCCATTAGACCGACACTCGCACCCGGTTGCGGCAGAGTTGCAAAGATACGCATACTCCGTCTGCACCGCCACCGCCAAATGCTTTTCAAGATCGATAGACATCGGCGGCACTCCATTGAGAACGTCAGCAGCGTCTCATACATGCTTTTTGTCAAACGACACTCGTACATTCCAGCGCTACCTGAACGCATTTTACCACAAGAATGGTAACAAAACCGCGTTCTCTAGTAGCTGCAAGAACGGCATTGAGAACTGCAATTACAAGGCACCGTACGCGTATATGATCAATGTGTACGACATCGCACTGAAGAACATTCCTAACATAATGTGTTCACATCACATCGACATTTTAGATGTTTGGATGTTCTTGCCTTGCAACCTCATACACCGTAGTTTTGAGGCCGACCAAACGTTCTATCGCAACCGCATAATAGAAAAGAGCGGTTTGTCATCTTGTTGTCGCGAGACCTATTGTGCTTTTGATTTACGCGACAACTCCACATCATACACACATGACTATCATCAATGGAAGGAATACATGTTCACCACACAAATACAAGGTGACAAATACAACTACTTCTTGGAACACATAGAGACACTGGGCACATTCACTTGCATACGCATAACGCGCTGCGAAGCGGCCATAATGAAAAGGTGCCCTAGACCGTTGTCAATCGGTAAGAATCAAGATATGTATATTGTCCCTGATGTGCCTTTTTACTTCTTTGCAATGAGAGCTGCGGGAAACATGTTCAAACGTCATTTTTTGGTCGAAGCCAACTTCGTTGAAAGCGCGTTACGACACGCAAATAGGCAAGCGGATAATCAATTCAATTTTCCTGCGTTCGCCTCCAACTTCGACTCTAAATCTATTTCTGTGTATTATACGGTCGACAAACAACAGAAAATGATCTACAAGGGGTACTACGCTGATCAAGAAGAGTATCAAGCCGTTCAGCTATCCTTGTTCATCATCGGCGCATGCTCTAGATTGGAAAGAACGCAGAGCATATCAAAAATGTTCGAGCACCTCAAGCGCTGTGACGGAAGTTTTTGGGATACACTTTGGCATTCCATACGCGTTAGATGGCATAGCTTCAGGTTGTCCGTCGGTGCAGCTATCGACGGGCACTCTTTGGATTATTACATCCAACATCTCAGTAACAAGTCGGATACATACATGCCACATTTGCGCGTTAAAAAAGTACCTGCTTTCTTCACTGACTGCGTCCTCAACACAACAGATCGCCCGGTGCCACATTCTGTAGTCAACTTCACTGAACATCAAGTTCTAGTTGATTACGAATCCCCGGATGCAAACTTGATACCGGATGATGACGAAATCGCTGACACGCAAACGGTCACACCACAACAAGCAGTGACTGCCAAAGCAACAGCTACGCTACAGCAATCAACCGTAAAAAGTGTACCAAAAATTCATACCTGCGGCTTCAAACCTGATTATGATCCCCC